AAATGGCTGTGGTAGCCGACAGAAAAAAGAATAAATCTCCACTTTTTTATTATGAATTTACTTTAATAAAAATACTATATATCAATAACTTAATAAAACTGTGTGAATTGTTTAATCCGTATTTAGGATTCGAATTGATAACTATTTATGCTAACGCGTACCAACTTCCACGACCACTTCCATGCATAACAAGATGGCCTTTTTCAACAAGAAGTCTAAAATGTTCCTTTAATGTATTTCTACTAATATTTGTTAGGGTCACCATATCACTCATCGTCACGCGTCCGTGATCTCTTGCGTAGTCGAGAATATCTATTGATAGTTCTGGCAGTGCAGATAAAATTATTTTTTCTCTTTCCACTTTTTTAGATAAATTTCGCATTTGCGCCAACAAGGCACGCAAAAAGAAAATAATCCATGGTTGCCAATTCGGTGCATCCGTTCGAATTGTCCCCTGCGTTTGTCTAAGGGCCAGATAATAGCCTTCTTTGCTCTTTTCGATAATGCTTTCCAAAGAACTATATGGCACATACGCATAACCAGCTTTTAGTAAAAGCAACGTGGTTAGCACACGACTTAATCTTCCATTACCATCCTGGAATGGATGAATTTCCAAAAACACCACAGTAAAAATAGCAACAACTAACAAAGGATGTAATTTCTTTGTTTCCAGTTCGTTATTTGTCCATGTTATGACCTCTTGCATTAAACGCGGCGTATCAAACGGTGACGCAGTTTCAAATACAATACCAATTTGATTTCCGCTTTCATCAAATGCGGCGACACTATTTGACGATGTTTTATAATCCCCTCTATGACGACTATCTTTCTCACTATATTTTAATAAATCACGATGGAGCTGCTTAATATGGTTTTCACTGAATGGAATGTCAGACCATGATTGGAAGATTAGTTCCATCACCTCAGCGTATCCAGCAACCTCTTGTTCATCACGTGTATCAAAAGATTTGATTTGGAGGTTAGATAATAATTTCTCAACGTCTTTATCAGATAGCTTGCTTCCCTCGATACGCGTTGAAGAGCCAATACTTTCAATAGTTGCCACATGACGCAAAGCATTTAAGCGTTCAGGCGCAAGAGTTCCAAGCGCCCGCCACGCCCCCTTGAATTCGTCTATTTCAGAAATCAAGCTTAGAATTTCAGTGGTGATATTAAGTGTTTCTACTTTCATGACACCCATTTATACACCCAATTGCACCCGTTTAGCAACTTAAAATACACCCAATTACACCCATTAATTTTACTATAGTTTAGCAATATAACGATCATATTCATAATTTGTAGATTTGAAAATTAAATTTAAATGCTCTAACTCCTCAATATCACGATAGGCCGTCGCACGACTAATATTGAAATTACTGGTCAAATCTTGAATGCCAACACTTTCACTTTTTAGCACTCTTGCATAAAACCATAATTGTCTTAATTTAAGTTTCTGCATAGCCTTAAGATCAATATTAAAATGTTGTGTCTCAAAATTGAGACAAAAAATATCTAAATCAGGCGTGTTTTTATCCATGCTTTCTGACTGATTTTGATGGTTATATTTGATATTAATTGCATCATTATTACTTTGATCAAAAAACCATTTTTGTAAATCAGGATAGGCTTTTGTAAGGATAATAAAATTCTCTAAACTTGGCAGTTTGCGGCCCTCATACCAAGTTTTAATCGTTGATGGCGAAAGCCCGACACGGCGAGCAATATGCTTGATTGCAGAATCGGATTCCATATAATTTTGACGTAGTATTTCTGCTATATCTTGAGCATATTTTTGTTTGTTTCTCTTGGTTACTTTAGTAACCATCGGCGTTGATGACATATCATTGTTCCTTATCGTATAATTGAAAAGAAACAGTTTGAAGATTGCGTACTGAAAAATATCTCAAAGGTACAATTTTGAATTTAAATATGGCTGGCTAATAAGGGAGATTATTTTTTATGTCGAAAATGCAAAAAAGATGCGTAATTTATACGAGATGTGCCAGCGCATATATCAATGGTGAAGTCCTTCTTGCACAAGAAGATGAATGTCTCGCATATATAAAAAAACACGATAATAATAGCTGGATTTTTGTGGAAAAAACATATCGTGATAATGGCGTTTCTGGAATGACATTAAATCGTTCAGGTTTAACCCGACTAATGGATGATGCTAAAAGACAAAAATTTGATTGTGTCGTCATGACCTGTCCATCTCGATTATCCAGAAAATTGGATGACTCAGACTATCTTTGTCATACCTTTCAAAGCTATGGCGTTGAAGTTCATTATGCACAGCAAGAGATTGCTAACCATTTAATAGGTGCCAACGCTCTAAAAGAAATAGGCAGGGCGTAACGATAGTGAACTATTCAGATAATAATACGCTTTTCCCGCGTCAAAAAGCGGCCATGTATGTTCGGATGTCGACCGAGCATCAAAAATACTCAACAGAAAATCAAGAAATCCAAATCCGCGAATATGCAGATAGTAAAAATATAGAGATTGTTAAAATATATCATGATGATGGGAAAAGTGGGCTTACAATCAAAAACAGATTGGGCATGCAAAAGCTATTGGCAGATGTAGAGAGTGGCGCAGCAACCTATGAATTCATCCTTGTTTTGGATACAACGCGGTGGGGTCGGTATCAGAATTTCGATGAATCAGGTCATTACGAATATTTATGTTCAAGAGCCAATATCAAGGTTATTTATGTCACAGAACCATATTTGAATGATGATTCACCATCTGCTGGTGTTATGAAAGTCGTCCAGCGCATGGGCGCAGCAGATTACAGTGCGAGATTATCCGATAAAGTCTTTCGGGGGCAGTGTACTCTTATTCAAAAAGGATATCGCCAAGGAGGTATGCCGGGTTTTGGCCTCCGCCGTATGATGATTGATGAGCATGGTAATGAAAAATGCGTTTTAGAAAAAGGTCAGCATAAAAATTTTCAAACAGACCGCGTTATTCTTGTCCCTGGGCCAAAGGAAGAAACGGACGTAATCAAATGGATTTATCAAATGTTTGTGGCGGAGGATTGGTGTGAGCGTCAGATAGCAGATGATCTTAATCGCCGTGGCATTACGACTGATTTAGATCGCCCATGGAATAGAGGCACAATCCAACAAATTTTAACCAATCAAAAATACATCGGAAATAATGTCTTTAATCGCCAATCATTCAAGCTAAAGGAAAAGCGTGTTAAAAATCCTGAAAATGAATGGATTGTAAATGAAGGTGCCTTTGAGGCTGTTGTTGACATCAAATACTTCTACAGTGCTCAAATTCTCATCAGGGAACGTAATAAGAGATATTCCAATGAAGATCTCTTACAAAAATTGAGAGATTTAAAAGAGCGTGAAGGCGGATTATCAGCCATTTTAATCGATGAGGCAGATGATATGCCCTCAAGTGGTGCTTATTCATACCGTTTTGGTGGTCTGACTGAAGCTTATAGCCTCATTGGTTATACACCAGCGCGAGATATCCGATATATTAAGATCAATAAGCATCTCCGTACTCTTTATCCAGATATCTGTGAAAATGTCATTGATCGGATTTGTGAGCTTGGTGGCTCAGTACACAGAGAAGTTGAGTCTGATCTCCTTTATATCAATGAGGAGGTTAAAACGTCTATTGTTATTGCACGTTGTCACAAAACACAGGCTGGAAGCAATCGTTGGAAAATTCGTTTTGATACAGGTCTAAACCCCGATATCACCATTGTGGTTCGGATGGATGAGAATAATCAGGATATTTTAGATTATTACATCATACCAGCGATTGATATTGAAGATCCGCAACTCCGCCTTGCTGATCATAATGGTTTGGCTTTGGATTGCTATCGCTTTGGGACTTTAGAAAATTTCTTTGATCTCACAAGACGGATTAATATTCAGGAGATAGCTGCATGAACATGAAATATAATATTCAATCGATACCAATCAGTAAAATTACTGTTCTCAACCCCAGAGAGCGAAGCCCCAAAAGCTTTGATGATTTAAAAGATAACATTAAAACTATTGGTCTTAAGAAGCCAGTTACAGTTCGTCCATCAGAAGAAAAAGAAGGCCATTACGAATTGGTATGTGGTGAGGGTCGGCTGAAGTCTTACATTGCTAATAATCATAAAGAGATCCCAGCTATTGTACGCACTGATCTATCACAAGAAGATGCCTATGTAATGAGTTTAGTTGAGAACATGGCAAGACGACGCCATACCAGCGTGGATTTAATGAAAGGGATTAGTTTGCTTGATGAACAAGGCTATGGCGTCATGGAAATCTCACGCAAGACAGGACTGGCGAACTCTTATGTGTCATCCATTCTCACACTTTTAAAACAAGGTGAAGAGCGATTGGTCGCCGCTGTTGAAAAAGGCGATATTCCTCTCACCATTGCAACAAAGATTGCGTCCTCCCCTGATAATGAGCAACAGGCACTTCAAGATGCTTATGAAAGCGAAGAATTACGCGGTGCTAAATTTGTTATTGCAAAACGCTTAATAGAGAAACGCCGTACACTGGGGAAAGGTATTAGAGGCAGACGTGCAAGAACGAGTGGAGATGAGAGCTTGTCTGCACGGCAAATGGTACAAAAATTCAAAACCGAATTAGATCGCATGCGCTTACTCGTTGAAAAAGCCAATAAAACAGAAAACACCCTCATGATTGCAACCGAGTCATTTTATAAGATTTTACAAGATGACAATTATCGAACCCTATTGCGTGCTGAAAATATCATCACGATGCCTGCAGATTTAATGGACATGATAAATGAAAGAGAACAAAGCTATGACTGATAATGTAAATGCGGCTTTTGAGGATAATCTGATTGAATTGGACTTTGATAAAATATTGCCTGTTAAAAAAACGAATCCAACAGCTTTAGTAAGCCAAAAATTTAAACAGATTATTTCTTCTATTGAAGAGATCGGCGTGATTGAACCGTTGGTTGTTCATGCACAATCAGGACAATATCTCTTACTTGATGGACATCTTCGTCTTGAGGCTTTGAAAAAACTCAATCATACAAAAGTAACCTGTCTGATTTCAAAAGATGATGAAACCTTTACTTATAATCGCTATATCAGCCGTAAAGCACCTATTCAAGAGCATCGTATGATTAAAAAGATGGTTGATCATGGTGTTTCAGAAGAAAAGATAGCCAAAACACTCAATATTGATGTCAAAAGCATCATGCAAAAGCGAAGTTTACTTGATGGTATTTGTGAGGAAGCTATTGATCTCTTAAAAGATAAAATGGCGACACAAAATGTATTTTTCTGTCTCAAAAAAATGAAGCCTACGCGTCAAATTGAATGCGCCATGATGATGGTCGATATGAATGACTTTAGTAATCGATACGCGCAAGGACTGCTGGCGATATCTAAAGATACAGAGCTTATAGTGCCAAAAAAGAAAGTGGCTGATATATCAGTTTCTGAGAAGCGCGTAAAAATGCAAGAGGAACTTGAGAAGTTAGAGCGTGAGTACAAACTCATTAAGGATGACAGAGGTCAGAAAAATTTAACCCTTCAATTTACAAAGAAATACATCAATCGATTATTGGACAATGAAAATATTACGAATTTTCTTAAGAAAAATTATGCCGATATTTTTGAAGAGTTTCAAGTCATTGCCAATATGGAGAGTTTAAAAACTTTATAACCCAGTTTACCAAAGCAGGCATCATATCAATAGATTTTATGATTGCTATTCGAGAGACATATAAGGAGACCGAGATCCTTCTGCGTGAGAGCCGTGGCAAGCGTCGGGACCGTAGGAGAAGCCGTCTGGTTGCGACCGGACATGGAGCGAGTACGGTGGCAGGAACAGTGGCGAACCCACTTAAGCCTGCTAGGTTGAGCGTCATAGGCTCAACTGGTTTGATGAATAAATTCGTATTTATCAGACTCCACGAATAGCGCACTAATGAACATGAGATATGCTTTGGTCTTGTTCATTGGTGTGCAGTTGGATCGCAAATTTTAATACCCCCAACGCATTAAATTTAACGAAAATGATAATTATCTTGCCATTAATTCCATATTACATTATAAATTATGGAATTATTTTTTTAATAGTAGGAAAATTATGCCTGATATTAGAGTATATGAATTTAATTTTTTCGTGAAATAAGGAAAGCTATTAAATGAGCGCAGTATTAATAGAAGAAGATCTTCTTTACAAAGAAAGGATTATTGATAAAGACCTTCCCAAAGGTCAGGACATCCATGACTTTCTATTATCTAGAGCCAAAGCACTTGCAGGCAAATATATTGATTTTGCCAAAACACCTGCAATTTTTCTTTTTTCTGAATCACAAGATCCAAACGCCTTTTTTGCGCCTGTATCAGAATATCAAGATAGACCAAAACTTGATCGTAGCTCTGATAGTAGACAAGATAGTGTGGTTTATACGCCTAATCCATATGAAACACCAATTATCTGCGTTAATAGAGGCCTTATTGATATGGTCGATAACTTAGATCAACTGGACTATGTTTTGGCGCATGAGCTGACGCATTTTATTATTCGAGGCTATGGTATTAACGGTAATTCAAAAGGCGAAGAAGAGATAGCAGATCTTCATGCTATTGATTTAATGTATGATGCGGGAGGAGATCCAAAACAAGCCTTAATAATGGCAGAAAAGATCAATGCCTACGTCGAAAAAAAGAAAGCTGAAGATCGAGGGCATGGTCGAAACGCAGAGAAGGAAGGCCTTAATTGGTCAGAAATCTTTAATGTGCATATGACGCATGCCAATAGGAAATCAGCAATTGAAGCATCTCTTACAAGAATTTCACATCTTATAGATGAACGAACACCACAAGACATTGATAAAGCTGTCTTTGACGCAAATTATGATGATCCTATTGACGCCCATTTAAGAGATATTGATTACGCGCAAAAACAACCATTAGAAAAATTAAAAGCTTTGGTCGATATGGTGGATATTTTTTCAGAAGACGCACCAGATGAAGACAGCATCCGTGAACAGATAGATGAATTAGGATTTGAAACACCTGAAGGGTTCGTGTCAGAAGAAAAATTAAAAATTTTAAAGTTAAAACAAAGGCGTTCAGATTTATGGTATTCTAAAGGCTATTTCTCTGGGAAAGTTATTGAGCCGAAATATAAACAAAAAATTGCATGGCTTTCTGAAGAGGTTTTCAATGATTTGTATCGTGAACAGGTCGAGCAAAATAAACTAAAACCAAAAGAAGATGATGGACGAGAGTTTTATCCAGACGATAAATTAGATACAGCACCCGCCATCATTTATCTTCAAGACAAAGCATATGAGCATATCAAAAAATATGGTTATCCAGATCATGGTGACATGAATTATCATGATGCATCTTCTATGCTTTACAGTTATTTTTATAACTTTTTTGCTAGCAAAATGCCTCGTGATAGAGAAGAAGAATATGAAGATAGCGCTCCTGCTTCAAAACCTAAAATTATTGATGATATCAATGCATTAAAATTAAAAATTAGAAGCGCAGAAACGAAGAAACAACTGCGTAAATCGATTAAAAGATTTAAATCTCTGAATAAAATATTAAATCATATTGAAGAATTGAATGATAATGAAAGAAGCGGATATCATAACAAACTTGAAAACGTATCTTTGTTTTCTAGGCACTCTCGTTCTAGTTTTGGAATATCTTATGAAGCACAAAGAATATATAGCCAAGAAGATATAATACCGAATAGATCTGCCGTTGCTTGGAATAATCTGATTGAAATTGCAAAAAATGGTAAAAAAGCCAGAAAGTTAGCTTTAGAAATATTGAAAGATAACGGAATACAAGATTATAGATTAACGCATGATTTACCCTATGTGAACATGGGAGATAGAACTTATAAAGTTGATGAAAATGGTGTCTTATTGCCAGAAAAAATTGAACATTACGAACTTCAATTTGCGCTACATAAAGAGGATGTATTGACGGCCTATGACCACATCAAATCATATTTTGCTAATGAAGGTGATTATATACAGATCCTTCACGATCAAGTTACTAAACCGTACAAGCACAAAAACAGACACAGCAGGAAAAGCTGTTTGAAACAGCATTTGAAGTTATCAAGCAACTACCAAGTATGTGGATTAATGCCTCTGCAAAATATGACATATCGAACAAAGAATTTATTGATTTTCACAACAAACTTGAAGACCAGCAGCCTAATGAAGAACAAAAAGAGCTTTATAATAAGCTAAAATTACAAGCCCATACTGATAGGCAGTTAAGGCAGAGCATTTATTCCGTTATTGTGGCCTATACGTTCGGTATTTTCGAAAATGGACATGGTCGTTCTGATAATATTACAAAGCTAACTCCCGAACAAAAAATGCAAATTGCTGAATATATTGTTCAAGATGAGGATGCTGTATTCACAAAAATTTTTGAAGCTAACCAATATGAAAGGTTTTGTGATTTTTTTGATGTTTTAAATAATCAAATTAAAAATATCGTATCTGGTGATCAAAGTCTTACACCTATGATGCAAGTCGTTGCGAATAATATTGGCTATAAACGGTCTGAAACACGCGAAAATATTGAAGGTTTTGTTGAAAACAATGATAAATCAGAAGATCTAAATGCTGGGCGATACGCATGGCATCTTCATGCGCTTGATACACTTCGTTATCTTTCCAAATCTTCAGATATAGATATTTCAGTTTTAAAAACGTCTTTGAATAAGATAAAAGTTAAAACATCAGATGGTTTTAGCCGACGATCAGATAAAGAGGACAAAAACTATGATGCTTATAGAGCTCTTTTAACAAGTAATCCAGTTTTAATCGCTCTATCTAAGGCGATAGATAATGATAGCAATTATCACAATCTATCTTTTGATCAAAATATTACCGCGATTGAAGACTTGATTGTCATTCAACGCCAAATGAAAATCTTGCTTGAAAAAGATAAAGAAGAAAAAGATTGGCGTGAAAAAATAGAATGGGACTTCAGCCTCTCAAAAACGCAAAAACATGTTAGGTATGCACGTGGTTATCTAACAGAAACATTTCAAAAAGCGGTCAATGTATTCGGTCTATATACTCCAGAACAAAAAGAGGATATGCGTAACGAAGCCTTCCTTGAAACTCTCAATAACAAAATAAGTCAACGTTTGGATGAATCTATAAATCAAATCTTGAACATAGAAAACCCTTTAAAGAAGATGAAAAAACTGTATTGGTTTTATAATGCAGAAAAAGAAAGTTTTTCAGCTGATCGACATCGAACTGAAGCTTTAGATAGGTTTTCAAAAGAAAATGAAATTTTAGAAAATATCTGTGCGTTATCTTTAGATGGTAAGTTTTGGCCAGAAGACCCTCTTGGGCATATTGAAGCATTTTTATTTGCTAAACATACCTTTATTGATGATGTGGAACTAGAAGACGCTCTAATCAATAAAATTCTTGATAAGGTTGAATTACAAAAACCTGGCAAAGCAAAAAACAAGTGTCTTTATACTTTATTAGACAAGCAATTACGTGCTCCATCGCCTGAAACAAGACAACGCCTTTTTGATATTTATTCCAAAGACGTGTTCAATAAAATAGGTTTCGATGATAAATCTGATCGATATTCAGATCGTTTGGCTTTGTATCTCAGTGCGATTGAGAGTAACAGCGAAAAACATCGATATTCTTCTAAGAAAAGAAGCTATAAAGACTTTTTATCGCATAAAATGTCTTCTGCTGATAAATATGTTCTTTTAAGACAAATTTCCGAAACGATTATTTCTCAAGAAAAAACATCAGAAATGTTTAAAAAAGCGTGCCAAATAAGCCTAGACGCCAACAGCTTACAACAAAGTTATTTATATGGGATCGGTGTTGATGGTTTAACGTCTCGTTTGGATAAAGAGCCAGATACTTCTAACAAATTTGTTCAATTTTTTAATTCTAATGGTGAGTTAGAAAATTGTGAAATTATGAGCCAGCATATAAAAAAGAGTATTAGAGCTGATCACGAGAGCAGACACGGTAAATCAAGGACACCACAAGATGTCGAGTTTTTAGAATCTAAAATGAAGGGCACTGATCCTGCTAACTGTAAAATTTTGTATGATAATTTCTGGTCAGCACCATTGGAGGCGAGAGCTGTTATTATTGCACGGATGTTAAAGAGTGCTGTTGCTGAGCAAGATGGTGAAGTGAACGAAAACCAACAAATGAACGTGAATTAATTCTTTCTGCCATGATGGTTGCCAATCGTAACCTTGGTGAAGATACGGGTAATATCGGTAAAGGATTACGTTTCTTCCTCGAAAATAGTGGTCCTGCGGAAATTAAGGCGGGTCAAGCAGGTGGATCACATCCCAATACACCGGAGAAAATTGGTGCCGAACTTCAAGAGTTAAAGAATAATGCGAATACACCAGCGCGCTGGACTGTCTATGATTGGATCAAGGATGAGAACATCCCTGAAGAATATTGGAAAGATCAACATCTAGGTCAAATTCGCGCTGCATCTTATTATGCCACAATCGAATTAGGTGATGATGAAATTTTACGCCTTCTTGTGCCAGAGGCCAGAGAAAAGGCCAAAAAAGGTTTCCGTGTTCTTGGTGATACAATTGAAGATTTAAAAGAAAAGGATGCCGTATCCGATTTAGATTTTGGTGAATTGACAACCTCTGTTCAACAAATGATCACACAAGCATCAAAAATGTCTGATATTGAAACCGATCATGAGATTGGTGCACAACAATGTGCCGATGTAAAAGAAATATGCGACGGTGTGACAATCACCAGCGGTGCACAGACATTTAATGTGAAGGTCATGGATTGGAAAGTTAAGGGCAAAAACTGGATCGTCATGCAACGCGCTAAAGGACCCGTGTTCAATGAGTTGCCAAATACAACGCCACAAGAGCATGCTTATAAGAAAGATTTTGCCAAAGGTTATATCACATTCCAAATCGGTAATATCCTCTCAGGCGGTAAGTTTGACCACGACACACATGGGGCAAACCTCTGTGTTGATGCAGAGACAAACACAGCTGGATTATTTGATACAGGTGCGATGGCGTTAAATGCCCCCACACATAATGAACAGCGCTTATTAGGTCATGTGTTATATGATGCAATCAAGTCAACATTGTCAGGTGAGAAATCATTTACGGTTTTTAGCCGTTCTATCAGTGACAAGATTGACGCACTCCATGAACAAGGCACGGATACAAAATATCTTGTTGAGGTGAAAAAAGAAATATTGGCACTGGGCGACTTCTTCAAAGTGCTTGATCAATCTGATGTGAAAGAGATCATGCCTGATCTCAACATACTTGATGATATCGCAGAACCAATTCGCGAAGGTATATTCGAACGTATGACAACAATGGAAAAAGCGTCATTGAAAGCGTTATCTGCAGCTAGTGCGTTTAAACAAAATAATAGTGGTGTAGTGATTGATAGAAGCAATGCGGGGGCATCAACAAAACAAAATGTCGTTGATGTTGATATTGCACCAACAATCAAAGGCAAAGCTGCATGGCTCGATCAAACATTTGCTGATGCAAAAGATCAAAAAGGCAAATCAAATCCAACGGCTCTCATTAAACTTTGTGCTTAAAACCTCTCCATAGTACGCATTATTACTTTCCGGTGAAGTCATGATCCATCGACTTCAACAGCGGATGCTTTCGGATATAAAATAACTTTATTATCAAATTCAGGAGGATGAAAATCTAAAGCTTCTATTGCATTTAAGTTATCATAAACATTCCCATGAAAGGATAGAAAAATACGATTGTTCGCTTGGGAAGCAAAACGATCATTAATTATTGCAGTCGTTGCAACAATATTAGCACTGGCATCACTTCCTAAAAATCCAAGCGGTAACATCGCCCCAGTCAACCCAATAACTTTTCTAGAAGTCTGAGGAACGACACTTATCAATAGCTTTGCTATACGAGGCAACATATAAGTTCCCGTTACAATTAATATTTTTTCATTTTCAATAGATGAAATAAAATCAATTAAAAATTTTAAATCATCATTTGTTACATCACGGCTATCTTTAGCAAACAAATCGATTGATGAAAAAGGGTAGTCAACAACTCCAAAATTACTTTTTAGATTGTTCAAAACAATTCCTGCTGCTGCATAGCGACCTGGAATAATTGTTTCATTTCTTGGGCTGTAGGCCGATGATAATGTTCCACCTGTACCTATCAGTGCAATAGTATTAGAATTATTATCAAATTTGGCTTGTGCAATCATATTTTCAATAATGGCATTATTCGTGTTTGCAATTGAGTTAGAATTGTAAAAGGATATGATTTCGTTAATATTAAATTTAGGTGTATCGCTCATAAAACTATAATACCGACAAGCTTTCAGGCAGCAAAGAAAAAAATGATTTTTCTACAAAGCCACTTTGATTCCATGTTTAGAAAATTCAGGGATAGGAAGGTCACCATTATCTGCTGGGCCACCTTTAATTCTTTCTACACTTCCTTTTACAGCAGCTTTACAAAAGTTCCAAAACTCAATATTTTCTGGTTTTACTTTGTCATCTAAAGCATTAAGTTCATTTTCAAGTGTTACATCCATAGAATGTAATATTCTTTGTCGTTCTTCACCTACATTCATTAATGTGTAGACATGATCTACCATCATAAATGTTTCGATCATATAAGGTAAAAGGATATTTGAAAGCCCACTTACACCCTGCCTAATTTCTTCTTCAAAAAGATCAAAAACATTGCTAGCAATAACTTTGGAAAAACGAGAAACATCTTCAAATGGTTTTTTTGCCTCGTCTGTTAAATCCCCTAAAGCGTCTATTTGTGCGTTACTTGTGATTCCTGACGCTGCCGTCAATTCCGCTTCTAAAGAAAGATCAGACAATCTTCTTTGTGTTAGCGTATGAAGGGTTCGTATGTCAGGTATTCCTGACTTACCATTTGTTTTATCTAAGCAATCCGCTATAGATTTAAAGAGAACATCGTATATTTTTTCAGCAATATCAGAGTTAGGTTTGTCTAAATCATCTGCGTCCATTAGAACACTATTTACAACAGCTCCTGCTTTTCTAATTCTATTATCAGAATCAGCCTGCTTATAAAAACCAATAACAGAACTTCCATGAGCCTCACCAAAAGCACGCTTTAAAATAGCTTGATCTGCTTGATCGTCTAACTTGTCTGCAAGTATGTTTGTCTCATTATTAAGTTTTCGAAAATATGGACGTCTAACAGTTGATAAACCGTTTAGCTTGGAAAAAATAGGTTGCAACTCCTTGGGTAATTCTGAAACCTCTACTTGACCATCTTTATATTTCAGCTTTTTTAATGAAAGATACCAACCTTCCCAATCTGCTAACGTATATTGCCCATGCCCATCGACTGAAGGGGCAGTGACATCCTTTGGTGTTACTCCAGCTTCAACATTCATCCCTTTCATATTCCAACTAACAGTACTCTCATCAGGCACCAAATAACCATCTTCGTCGAGACGGCAACTTTCCAAAGTTGAGGAAATAGAAGTAAATCTAGCTTTCAAAGCATCAGGGATGACAATATAATCTGCCATAGATAAGCCATCGTTTTCTTTGCTTTCTATAAGGTTATCTTTACCAAAAGCATAAACACTACACCCCGCAATTAAGAGAGCCATATTTCTTGCTAAATGTGATATATCCATACGGACTTCCATAGTATCTTCACAAATCCTTAAAGAAGAGGCTCTTGACGGTAAGGCCTTTAATTGAGTATTTCTAACCAACTCATCAGGAAGATCATTTGTAATCAAAGCAGGAGATTTTTCTAAGAGTTCAAAATAACCTTGCAGAGCTTTAAGCATAAAGTTTTGACTATCATCATCATCGAAGCCCGTAAGATTTTTTTGACTACTTTCCTCTCTAACCTTAAAACTAAAATGCAAGTGGGGCTCAACAGCGCCACCTGTCAAAACAGGTATAAGACCAAACCTCTGTGAGGCAGTTTTTATCCCCCATAAAATTTTGTTATATTTTTCAATCGCATTAATCATCCCGTCAATCGGGGGCGTTCGGAATTCAACGATAGATTTGCCATCATACCATCCACGACCGTGCCCTGCTTGACCAAAACGATATTCAATTAGGTCTGCCATACCACCTTGTGCTTCAGGAAAAATATGAAGCTAATTGGGAGTCTATTTTTATTAATTCACTTTCAGAATTTGTTGGATAACTTTTCTTTATAAAGTCGTCAAACTCGTTAGGAGATAAAAGTTTTACTTCTCTTTCAACACCCATTGTCCATGTTAATCCATGACTTGCCCATAAAGACTCTTTTTCTCTAATTATATTTAGAAAAGTATCGTTGAGACCCCAAGTGTCTGGAGCAACTTCAAAAGGATAGTCTCTGAGATAATCAATAGCCATTTTACACCTATACGACTTTCTGTTTTCTAGGTGGGAGCTTTACTGTAGTAGCCAAAGCCTTAATCGTTGATGAAGAAGATCGATGAACGTAATATGCTTCTTTATTACCACGCGCTGATCGTCTGAATTCAATTTTTACTTCTTGCCCAAGGTGTTTAGGAGCATTATCGGTTTCCGCTGCTTGTGCCGAAAGCATTTCATAAGCTGCGGCAACTTTATTTCTATCTATACGTAGCTCCTTAGCCATCTGATCTTTTGAAAGCCAATCAGATGTAGCAGCTGCAACTTTAGCATGAGGCTTAAGTATTTTTGCTAATTTCTCAGCATCACTTTGATGCACACAAAATGCTTGTTTAGCAAAACTCCAGAAATAGCCAACAGTTACCTTTTCAGTTGTTTCAGGTAAATAACAAGGGCGACCATTATCGCGATTTTCTCTCCAATCAGAAAATATAGCGTGAGTTCTTCTTGTTGCAATTTTATACTTTCTTGAGACATCTGCTGATGTTAGCCAATCATTGGTTTTCTCTCTATGGCGTCCAATATGCTTTTTAATATTACTCACATGTCGGTTGTGAATACAGAAAACCTTATAGCCAAAACTACTTTGAAAACCACACTCTACTAGCTGACCGTCCAGCATAGGCTGCTCTCCTCTTTGTTTCTGAGCAATCAAATCATCATATATTTTTCTAATTCGATAATAATCCCCTCCAACAGCATTACGCATTTGGGATTTATCAAACCATTCAATTGATTTAGGCCCTAAATTAGATACGAATTGTGTAGATAGCTTTCTATTTCTAGCAATAGTCAGAATTTCTTTCTCATCAAAAATAACCCTTAACCCATCAATATTGAGTGAATTGGCATCTTCTATATCTTTCCGACCTAAGAATGAAGCACCTGATTTAAAGAATAAATTATCATTAAAATTGACATGCTGAGGTATAAACAAATCAGCAACGTCTTTTGCGTGTTGTATGTTTCCACAAAAACCAATAGCTTTTTCTCCTGAAAACTTAACAGCAGGGGATTTTAAAACTTCTTGATAGAAGCGAATACCCGCAATATTTCTTTCAGTAATATTAATCTTTTTAGTCAGGTCATCTTTATCAAAATCTCCATGATGAGTGCTTACCTCATCTAAATTAATGACCTTACTTTCAATTAAAACATTTTTGATCCCAGAAATAAGACCAGAATCACAGGCCTCTTCTGGAGTTAAACGGTATGCTAAAGAAAAATGTTCCTCAAGAGTTCGATCCAAACTATATGCTGGTGTTGCAGTAAATGCTGTTTGTAAAGCATTTGGTGCTGACTGAATAACTTCAAGTCGTCTTTTTGAAAGAGCCTTATGCGCCTCGTCGATAATCCAAAAAGGATAATCTGAAGGATTTAAGCGACCATCAAAAAAAGCGCCTGTTGAACTTTGATATGTCGTCGCAGTTATACGCTTAGAACGGACTTTAGATTTATAGTTATAAACGCCTACTTTTGTTCTAATATCACCCCAATCAGAGCAAAACTCGCCAAACCGATCCACTGTTTGGCCAATTAATAAGTTTTTAGGCTCTAAAATAATACCGCGCGGAAGATATCCTAACCCCTGTTGCAATGCTCGGAACAAAGAAATGAATATAACAGTCTTACCACTACCTGTAGGAGAATCCACAAAAATGGCTTTTTCACCTTGAGACCAAGCATCGCCAATTGCATGAATACAATCAGCCTGAGCGCTTCTGAGAACATCAGAAGCTTCTCGTGAATCTAAATATCTCTCAATTGCGCCTGCATAGGCCATATGTTGCGTGTTATTCATATTTTAAATTCCTTAAACATAGAAGTTATACAAGATAAATCACTAAATTGCAATATGAAAAATTAAATATTGAGTTAAATAAATATCTATGGTTTGTTTTACATTTGATAAAGATCGGCTTCGGCTTTTCTTCGCCGTATTAAGCCATTAAGTTTTTTACCACCAGCCCAAACCCAGCGCATGAGCTGTCGTCGAACATCGTGATGGTCACCGCGATTAATAACACGGCGAAGAGTGGAGCGTTGAAGCGCTCCTCCTCCTAAATTATAGGTAAATGATACCAGCGCATCAAATTGACCATCTGTTAATGGTTCATCAATTAAGCGCAAAACTGCACGCTCTGCAATCTGTGCGTCTTTTCTCAATAATGCTTCAGCTTGGCGCTTTGAAACACCTTTACTGAAATTCTCATGATCTAAAACAACGTGGCCATAACCTATTGTTGGATAACCAGCCGGACAAAAATAAACGGTTGGAGAGAAACCCTCGAACCGTTTGATTATATTGATACCCTTGTCACTAATGGCGCGACGTTTAGTCGCCCCATTCGGGCGCTCCAAGTGTGTAATATGACGCATGATCTAACCCTCACGCAATTTTGTTAGTGCACGCTGGCCAAACCAGAAGGACATGACCGCAGCGAATAAGGCTTGGGTTTCACCGTCCCAGATAATGATTAAGCTATCGGCCACCGTGAACCCACTATTGAGAAGTTGAAATAACGCAGCAATTTTGACAGTGGCAAATAGGACAAAGAAAGCGTAGGTGATCATGGGGCGCACAGTTGCACGCAAAGCTTCGACCCATGGCACTCCGCTTGGCTGACTGGCATGGGAATAAAGTGCCTTACTCTCACTGATGTCAGCTTGCACATGAATCTCCTCAAGACGATTAGAGTGATTGAGCTTTTGCGCTTCCATCTGCCGATCCATGATGGCCAGTTCGTGGGTTCGGTCGGCGCGATCTTTCCAAATATTTAAGAGATCTGGAAAGGTCGATGATATAAATCCGAGTAATGATCCGAGTAATGTAAGCATATTTTATTCTCCTTTGTTAAAATGTTGAAGGCTTCGTTTGATGTCTTTGATTTGTGATTTAATGACTGCCAAGTCCTGGCGCATTTCACTGACCACTTTGCGACCTGTGATGTCGTTATTGACCTGATGCTCGAGTGTTTTGATGCGCTCGGTTTGAACAGCATTTTGTGTTGTGATTTTTGAGGTTACTTTGATGAGGGTGATGATAAGCCCGATGCTGTTGACAAGAATGCCCAGCACCATGGCCACGTATGTGAGTGTCATAGTCTTTTCCTTTATTTTAAGTTTTTGGTGGGTAGTTAAATTTGATCGGCGCTGTGAACCATTGCGTTTTCAACAACGGATGATATTTCGACCTCGTTACCGCGAGGGCGCACGCCTGTCACGCGTGATAAAACACCCCATGTTTCACCAATGCCGAACGTGAAATGGGTGCGCTCTTCCTCGTTACCCGTATAGGGTGTGAAATCAATGTCTTCTTCGAGTTTGACCTGACGGCTATTTTGACCAGCGGCAACCAACCATGGTCCACTGACTGATCCGTCTTTTTGACGCAGAACGATGTAATGGTTTTCACCATCGCTAAAATCAACAGGCTCGGATAAATCAAGATATGGGTCGTCATGCGATGTAATATCACCAGCCTGACCCCAGCGAGGCATGTCATGCGATACGGCGATTAAATCCCCATAGGTTGGAATTAATCCTTCCAATTCTGTTTTAAAATTCACTAAGCGCCTGCGATAGCGATTTGCCGCTGCCATATAAAGACCTTCACGCAACGCATGATCTTTATTGCTACATCCAAACAAAGACACGGTAGCTGGTTGGTCAGCATTACTATCAGGCAAACTTGCTGTGATCTCATCAGGTTTCCATGTTTTTTCATTGAAGAACTCAACGGTGACGCTGTCGGCTGTATCTTCGCCTGGCATAACATAATCAATTTTGAAACTATTTTTGATGATGTTGCGTGGTGAGAATAATGCAACAGGCAGTGTTTTGGATTCATCCCTGACAAACCGAATAGTCCCACCCTGCAAAAAGGCAACAGCCCGACCGCATCTTGCGACTTGGGATAGTGCCTCCCAAACAGTGAGCTTGCGATCAAAGATACCGTTGAATGTGTCGCCTCTTACGCTCCAAATATCATCCAGCGTTTTTAAGGCTTGGAGATCAATACGGCCATCATCTAATTTTGCACCATAATTGGCTTTTAGAATATCAGCACATGCCCATGCAATAGACCTTGTTATTTGAGGCGTGGACCATCCATTGACTTCATCCCATATTGGTAATTTACGGGTTGCGATGACATTGACCATCCGTGATGAGCGTTGTGAGAGATTATCAGTGGCACGCGTTTTGAGAGCCAATAATGTCACATCACCAAAATTATCATTCGAAACCAGATGCGCTTTGACAGCATTCCAGTTCAAATCATTCCCAGCGCGTGAAGATGTATCTTTGGCATTGGTGCGAATGGCTTGCACTTCATATCGCCCAGCACTCACAGCATATTTATATGTTTTACGGATCGGCGTATTGCTGTTATCCGTGATGGTTTCTGATCCAATCGTGATCCATGATCCGATGGCCACGCCGTCATCATCAATTAAGCGTGCCTGAATATCCCAAGTAACTGTGCGATTATTCAGGCTGCCACTGTCATTGGCGTAATAAAGACCCCGTGACAACGCAATATCTAGAGCGAGCATTTCGGTTTGGGTTTCGGCTGGATTAACAACAAATGGCCCAATCCATGCACCGCCATCGCCTGTACTTAATAATTCTTGTCCGGCAACTTCAGGTGCGGTGACCACATCGGTATCGAATAATGTGACTGCTCCATTTGGTGGTATGATCTCATGCGTAATCTCTGAAAATGACGTGATCGGCGTATCTTCAATGCGAATGGTCTCCACATCATATTCGCCTTGTCCAATCACATGGAGCTGAAACAAAAATTGATCATTATTCTCAAACTCTGAATATGGCGTTGATCCAAAATCAGGATAAACGATATGACGGCCATACATACATGGAATAGGTTCACCAAGCCGTGCTTGATTTCCCTGTGCTTGCAATGAATAAGTCGGACTTGGACTGCTCGTATTGAAATTGCTAATGGGTGATGATGGGCTTGGTGGTGGAATAAGCGCATTCAATAATGCTGATCCGGCAAAACCAACGGCGGCTGTAATCAAAGATGTTCCAATCGCAGATGTCACACCGAGCGTCCCTGCCAATGCCGCGCCTGCATATGGTGCCGCTACCATAATGGCAATGGATAAAACAGTCCGCAGTATTTTACCACCACCGCCCCCTTGTGGCAGGGATACAAAACTCACAACCATATCGTCATTGATATGGGTGAATGCCCAATCACTGCGTAATACAGGATCACCATTAACAAGGCACACTGTTGGCTTTGTAAATTCAGTGATACCTTGTGTATCCAACCAGCTCCGAATGGTGTGATGTTCACGCGGTGTAAACAGCTCAACATTTTCATGTAACTGAAACGGATTATGATGAATGGCAATTTGAGCCATGATTATTCACCCTTGTAACGATAATAATTTTCGATTTTCCAACCTGTTAAGGCCAGACTATTTAAGTTTTGAAAGACGACCCCAGCGCCTTGCATGGAATGAAGCATGCCACCGCCATCAATATCGAGCCAAATACCGACATGGATCGGATGGCGTGATTGACGCATGAGAGCAATATCACCCTCAAGGGCTTCATGAACCACATCCCAATTTGCACGCTCGGGCGATGCATTAATGGTTTTGATCAGCTGGCGGAGATTGTTTTCTTCAACAGGAATAATCTCCAGCGCACGATCATAAAGCCGTTTATGGATAGCAACGATCAGTCCCCAACAATCATAAGCCTCTGGCCCATCACTCGCCACCACCCAAGGTTTGCCGATATAATCTATTGCCCAATGTGTCATCGTGCCTCCTTATCTTGTTAAGCCTGTAAATCGAAAAGCGTTGTAAGTTTCTGATGGAAAGGCCTTATTCCCAATATCAAGCATGCGTGCTTTGCCTGTCACACGCGCAGCATCTGCACTGACCTCGGTCAAAATGAGTGTGAATGGTGGGTCCATTTGCGGCCCTTGGAGATCATCCGATAAATAAGGGCGATAGGTGATTTCAATTTTATCTTGGGTTTCGACCGCAGCATCTAAATGCGTAACAATCTCACGGCTGACATTATCCAGCGTGATTGAGATCTCAGGAACGGGCGCAGTATTCACCGCAGGCAATTCCAAATCAAACCCCATGGCAATAAATTCAACAAATTCGCCTGCATTGAGAGGTGCAGTCGCCTCCAGCGCCGCACTCAGATCAGAATTATCACGCACAACACGGATCGCAATATTATCGCCATTATCATCAATAAAAGAGGGATGGCGAAGCTCCAGCGTATGTAAGATCACAACATCACTGGGCGCAGAGGCATAAGCCTCTCTCAAGGCTTGTGATAATGTCGCATCAGTCATCTTTTTCGATGATCCATGTTGCGTCCACTTCAAGATCAATAATTATCCCATTACAGATATCGGTTTCGATTTGGTTGGATCGTTCTCTAATAGCTTCAATCGATGCGAGTAAGGATTCAGATTCAATTAAGCGTTCTTTTTCATCCCCTATTGGCTTCGATTTATTTTGTAATCTCACTAAATCACTAAGGGCATTTTGCTGTCGCCATGAAGGTGCAATATCTAAGATACGCTCTGCGGCTTTAATTTTAACATTCGATATGATGGGTGATTGAGATAAAATCTCTTTGAGGTCATCACCTTTCACAGTCTTCCCACCTTTGGGTGGTGTCATGCCCTTTGGAAAGGCATAATGATGGCATCCATCAATTTCACCTAAATGAACAGGCGTGTGTTTAATTTCGTCAAAGCGAGGTGCTTTGCCGTTTTTATAGGCTTTAATCGTCATGATATTTCCTTGTTGTGTTTAGAGTTTAGAAGAGAACATTTTTGAGGGTGAAAACATTGTGCAGATTGCCGACTTGTGTTCCTGTCTCACCATAAGATGCATTTGCACCACAGGCATCGACACGGCCATCACTATAAAGAACACCTATGCCCCAACTTGCAGTGCCTTGCCCATAAATATTCCAATCTTCAATGTCGCCCGATAAACCAAGAACTGGTAAAAATTCATTATTGGTTGTTGCACCGCTATTCACAGCAATATTGCCATGAGCGTTATAGCCAGCAGCCCATAATTTACCAGAGGCCTCCAAGACAACCCCTTCATAAGATGCCCCGCCACTCACCATTGCTCTTGAAACCGATCCTTGAAAAGGAGCATTGGGTTTGACTGGTGATGTTTGATTAGCTGTATCTCCAACACCGCACTGACCGTAACCATTGTGACCCCAAATATAGATTTCTTGATTATCAGTAATCCCTAAACAAGTCGGATAGCGGCCATCACCTGTTTCAATATCAATAAAGGTTTCTGCAATATTAATTTGAACAAAGCTGGTCTTATTAACAGTATCACCATGCCCTAATTGTCCATAGGCATTATAGCCACATGTCCATATTGTTCCGTCATCCAGTAAAACAATTCCGTGTCCTGTTGGTGATGCGCCTGCAGTGTTATAGCCACAAGCTGGAATAGCCTTAACAACGTTATTCATGGTGTTATGCATGGTCGGCGTTAGACGATTGGTTGTGTCACCAAGCCCAAGCTGTCCGACATTGTTATAACCCCAAACCCAAAGCTGGCCATTATCTTGAACAGCAAATGCCGCATGCGGTAATCCTGATAATCGAATATCGACAATATCGGTCAAAGCACCGCAACGAACAGGAATTGATTGATTGGCGGTTGTTCCGTTACCAAGTTGGCCATTATTGTTATATCCAACGCCATAAACATGACCTTGGTCGGTTAAAAACAAAGCACAACTATAATCGTAATAATTGGGTCGATCTGCCACGATTTTTACAATTTTGATATTGTTATCCGTGAAAAAATCTATTTTTGTGGCTTCCGACCTTGAAACGGTATCGCCATGACCAAGCTGACCATAGTTATTATAGCCCCATGAATACACATCACCATCTTTAGTCAGCGCATAATTTTGTTGTCCTCCCATAAAAACATCTGTGAATCTTACATCATCAATGCTTCGCACAACAACACGAGAGGGTGTGTAAATGTGCTTGGCATTGGGATCGCCATTTGAAAAATTACTCCCATAACCGCAGGCTTTTATTGTGCTGTCAGCCATTAAGTAAGCACGCGTATAAAATCCACCTTGGCCATTGACCTTGGCAAGTTTGGCAACCCGATTTGAAGGGTGCATCCCTTGATCGTTCCATTGCACTTGATTGCCATTCATTTGTAAAATTTGTGCGTTTTGACCACGTTGTAAACGGACAGGAATATTACCGTCATGCGTTAAGAGATCACCTTCATGCGCCAGTTGATCTGTTCCTGCCGCCATAAGATTCCATGCGCTTATATCGCTGAGAGATGTATTTGTATTTTCAATCAGAGCCACATAGCTTGAGCCTTGATGCGAAACCACATCACGCGGTTTATAGGTGGCTTGTGCATCATATGCACCGCGCCAATTAAAACGAATATTGCCTAAATTCAATGTCGTCATGAGTTATCCTTTGTCGTTGGTTAAAATGTCATAGTGAGATCACCAGTATTTGAAATTGAGAAATCAACTCCCGGAAGAGTGATTATCCATGTTGCAAAATCGTCTTCAATAAATGCGCCACTACCTGTTTCAAATAAAAGCTCTGCACCGTTAAGCCTCAGCCCATAAAATATGGACTGGGATTCAATCACTTCATAGCCATCTTCTTGGGCATTAATGGCGAGAAGTTTGCCTGCTTGTCCTTGCAAGTTATCAGGAAGGTTCAGAGCTTGCGTATAAGATAATGCTGTCTCTGCATAGCTTCTCGCATTCATTTCATGGAGTTCGGCTTGCTCAACAGACTGATTTAAAAGTGTGGCCGTTATACCCAAATCAGTCAGTGATGTTTGGATCGTATTTTCAATATCATGCACGGCCTTTGCAGGGGAGATCACAGGGCCATTTTCAGTTTGAGTGGTCGTGTTAATTCCACCATGAATAATGTCATGTAATATCTGACTGTCGGCCTGCACAAGGGCAATAGCATTTTGTAAATCCTGTTGGAGTGTCATGCGATAAATCCTTTATATATTATCGGTAATTCGTAATGCACAAGCTGGTGTAATTGATTGCTGATCAGAACAAGACTTTGAGGGTCTTCGCTTAAGAGCAAATTAAGAATGCCTTCTTCCAAGACAGGTCGCTTTCTAATCTCCAGCTCGGATGTCACCTCCCATAATGTGCCACCAGCGAGTAGTTTTGATGAAAATTGCCGTGTAAAACGAGCCTCTTGATCCAGCAATCCCAACCCACCAAGAAGGTTGATTGTAAAAAAGCTCGCACCCTCGCGTGCATGCCATCGATACCATCCTTCAAAAATTGCGTATTGATCACGGCGCATGATCCAGCGCACAGACACTTTACTTGGAACATCCGTAAAGCGCCTGCGATGCCGTGCTAATCCTGCATCCATTTCTGTACGGATGATTGTTTCGCCGGGTTCAACATTATATCCTTTAACTGTGGGTAACGGTAATGTGTCTGGCCATGTAATCGTGGTCATGAAAACTCCAATAAAAAAGCCACCCAAAGGTGGCTATCAGCTATAATTACTATGTAACTACAAATTCTTATGCATTTTAACACAGGCCATTCTTTTTCCGCTTCTTAGTTTATGCTCTCCTCGCTCTAATTCAGAATATCCGCACGAACTATAAAATGATGCGGCAGTAACCGAGCTATCCATGGAAAGATATTTCAAACCTTTTTCCACTGCAATTTTTTCTAATTCAGATATGATGGCTCTACCGACACCTTTGCCTGACGCGGCTGATGAAACATAGCATGCACCTAAAATGTTTTCATTAGTGATTAATTCACCAAAGCCGACAATTATGCCATCAATTTCAGCTGTAACTCTAACATCTGCAGAATTTTCTGTACGAAACTTACGTAAGCGATCTTCGTCAACAGGTTTAGACCATTCATCAAGTATTATTTTTTCATAGTCTTTAGCCGCAGTATTGTGTACAGCATCCCTATGTACCTCAAGCACCATTTGTGCATCTTTATCTTCATAAGGTCTAATTATTATCTTCATATAATTATAATGCATTTTAATTATATTATTTTCAATAAATTAACGATAGCTCCCTGCTGCAGGATTAAGACCATATCGACGTTCCAATGTTGGGGCCATGCCCTCTCCGCGTGAAACATTACGTGTCATTGTGTTTTCGATCTCTTCAATAATGATATTCAGATCCAATCCACCTGATCCATCTCTTTGCACATCTGCACGCGCAGTGGCATTACTCGCATGGTTGTGAACATTAACGCGCACATTGACTTTATCAGATGATCCAAGCGCACCACCGAGTAGTTTCATTTGTCCTGGCGTAAAGACGGCCTCGCCACGCTTCGCAATAATTGGCACTTCATCACCAACAATGCCACCCGTGTGGAATTTAGGTGCGCCAGCAAAAACAAATGGCGAAACTGACTTTGATGATAAATGATCGCTGCCAATCACACCGCCTGTGTGAGCCGTTGATGTTTCTGATCCACCAAAGAGACTTCCAACAAAATCACCAAGAGCGTTTGAAAGTGGTTTGGTGACAGATGATTGCACTTGCATACGGATCATATCCGATATGATTGAATCGGCCAGTGATGCAAAATCGAGCTTGCCTGTTTTAACAAAATCAACCAGCGCATCTTCCATGCTGCCAAAGGCTTTGGTGACAAGATTTTCTGCGCCCGATGCTGCGTCACTGGCCTCATCAAATACAGATCGAAACCCACGCTTTAATCCATCTTCCCAAATTTTAGAATTTTGTAAATCTTCATCACGGGCCTTGGCGATCATATCTTGATAGATCGTTTCGACTTGTGATGCGAATTCATCATAGCCAGCTTTGGTTCGATCAAGACTTGATAAAGCTTCCGTTTTCCAAGTATTAGCTTTAGAAATAGCCGCGCCCATGGCATCTGTTAACTCATGATATTGCATACGAATATCAGCTATCAATTCACGGCGTTTTTCCTCGGCTTTGATGCTTTCATTTTGTGATTTGCGATAGGATGTTTCAGATGTCTGCAGATTATAGATATCTGCAACCAGATCTCGCACCTCCGATGCATAAGCCTCATGCTCTTCGGTTTGTGCGCCTGTTAAATCTAATCCTAATTTTCTTAAGGCTTGATCTTGTTCATTGCCAATCATCGCCTTTTTAAGAGCATCGCTTCCTTGTAATCTGGCGCGATTTAATCGTTGCAGAGCGCCTTCTTCAATTTGTAATTCTGAAATACGTTTTTGTATTTTAGATCGCTCACTATCAGACAAGGCAGGCACAGCCTGTTTTTCTGTTGGGGATGGTTGTTCAGGCGAATTTGAATCAGCCTGTGGCTGGCGGATATTATCTAATGCGGCGGCTGCGCGTTTTGCTGCTAACTCTGCTGCAAGCAGGGCATGGACTTGTTGCTGAATGTCTTCGGCTTGTTCACCAAAATCAGGATATTTAGTCGCCAATTTGAACAAGGCATCCGAATATTCTGTGGCAGATAATTGCCCTGAATTAAACGCCTTTCTGATTTGATAGAGATTACCTTCCAGATCTGTTCCAGCGCGAAAAAACTGATCCCAAAATCCACCAATCCCACCGAGGCGAAGTTGTTTTTGGAGCGCTTCGATATTATCTTTGGCAGTCTCAAGCTGTTTGGTATAGCGATAAACGCTTTCGGTTTCACTTAAGGCTTCGGTTGCATCATCAGCGGCATCCGCTGTTTCCATCAATTGCTGCTTGATCTCTTTGAGTTCCTCAACATGATCATTGGCTGCTTTGCGTGCAACATCATGACCTGATGCCAGTTTTAAAATTGCTACGCCAGCAAGAACAGCCACTCCGACTGGTCCACCCACCAACATTAATGCTGATCGAAAGCCAATCATGGCAATGGAAGCTAGCTTCGTCGCACCCTCAACAGCAATAAGACGAGCCGCAAATCCCGTTGATAAACTATTGGCCATCTGAAGGCCAAAGATTAATCCAGCATTCCCAGCAATGGATGTATTGAGGAGTGTGACACCACCAGCAACTGTTCTGGCAATAATCAAACCGCCAATGGCAGTTACTGCGAGATCTGCATTCTCAATAAAAAATGCCAATCCTTCGGCTGTTGTTGCAATCACTGACCCTAATGTTTCGCCAAGATCATGTGCAGCATTTTGGATGGCTGGATCATTGAGAGTATCGGTTAATGTGCGATACCCTTCAGTCATACCATCAATAAATCCACCAGCGGCAATGGAGCGTTCAATTTCTAAAATGGCATTATTAAATCTGTTTAGCTCGGCTCTGGCATTTTGAGATGCGGCAGGCACACCATCACCGAATGTCTTGCGGATTTCAGCAGCGAATTTAGGTAAGAAATCTTCGGCGATAACCTTTCCTTGTTCGAGCATTTTATCAAGCTCGGCTGTTGTAATGCCCATACCGCGTGCTGCCAATTGAAATGCACCATAAAGTCGCTCACCCAATTGACCACGGAGTTCCTCGGCCTGCACCTTCCCTTTAGACATCACTTGCGTAATAGCGCGAATTGCACCATTGGTTTGATCTGTCGATAATTGTAAAACTGTCGCCGCTTCACCAATGGCCGTGAATATATCGCGTGTGGCTTGCCCCTCCAAAGTTGTGCCTTTGGCAGCCGCCGTAATCTGCATATAGGATTTTGAAATCTCAAGCAGATTAAGACCAAGGCGTTCGGATTCACTTTCCAAATACGCCATTTCATCGGCGGCTTGTTTGGATGATCCTGTAATTGATACCAGCGCAGTGCTAACCCCTTGAAACGCCATTCCTGTTTCATTGATAGACCGCGCAGAATTAAACAATCCATTGAGTCCAGCATATGCGGCCACCAAACCAACAGCCTGACGAAATACACTGTTTAATGCGCGTGCGGTCGTATCAACGGCTTTTAAAGATGCGTTCGCAGGCGTGGTGGATCGTGTAATACGGTTAAAGGCTTTTTCGCCTGTTCCACCGATACGTTGGAATTGGTCTTCAACCTTCTTTCCATCAACCACCGCCAAGCGGATCGACATTGTTTTTTGTGAACGCATGTATCAATAAATTTCAGTGTTTGTTTAAAAGTGCAGATGTCACGCCACGGGCAATGGCTGGCAGGAACTCACCCATGGCGTAACTCTTATATCCCAACATTTGCGCTAAAGTGAGCGCATCAGATAATGGGAAATCTTGTCTAATTTGAGGGGCGATACGGATTACAACGTCCCATGCTTCAAAGCCCTCTAGGCTTTTTGGGCTGTTTTCTTCGAAGGGGCATTCCGCACACGTTTCGGGGCAGTTTTGGCAGTAGCTTGCACCGTCCCCGAAGTGCCATTCGGCTCGGCGTGCAAGTCTTTTTTTTCGGCTTCGATCAACTCCCTCACTCCCGTATATTGTTGTGAAAAGCTGGCAGCGATTGACCAGAATCCTGTCATTAATTCATCAATTTTCTCAGGCGTAACAGGGGCTTTTGAATCGCCGTCCGCTTCCAATATGCCCTCCCAATCAATGATCGCTGATCGTGCTAATCCCCGAGCCAAATATTCTTCTGCCAGCGCTTCTCTGATCTCAGGGTTTTCGATATCAGGAAGATCTTCCAATGATGCGCCGATCTCTTTGCGTTTGCGGTATTCTTCGCCAATATCCTGCAAGCGTTTATTCATGAAGGCACGCGCAGCATAAAATATAGGGCTGGTGCATGGTCGGACTTGCACCTTGACGCTAAGGCCAAGGTTAATCCAATAAGGTTCTGTTTGAATATTAAGTTTAAGCATGATTTATCTTTCATTATGTGTTGTAGTATGTCTTATTCCACCTAACGATCTCGATCTTAGGCCGCAAAGCTCTCTTTATTGAGAGCTTTTGCTTTTTCACTTGACTTTATAACCTGATTATATTACCATATTAATTAATAGGGAGATAATAATTATGACTGACAATGTAATAGGATCAATTTTAAAAGCACCTTCTGCTAATGTAGCTGCAGAAGCATTTTCAAAAACATGTGGCCAAGAAGTCGCATCAGTTATGGTGGCTGATGGAAGTTTTAGACACGGTACTTATGGTCTCGACTTATCAGAAGTTTTATCCGGTAAAAACGAAGATCAGAGAGAAGAAATTATTGAAGAAGCGAAAGCCGTTTGTGCAGGGTATGCACAGCGTAGTCAACCTTCTCAAAGAGAACGTTCTGGTCAAGTAATGAAACTTTAATAAATTTCCACATCATTGATTAGGGTTATTGTCATCATGTTTCCAACGCTCACATCATTCGCGCCTTGGAAATCATAAGAAGCTTCGATACCGTTCGGACCAGACACGGATCGTTTGGGTTTTGGTAAATATACCTCGTGACATGTGATCACAAGCTGGCGTGTCTCATCGATGATATAAGATAATTCCAAATCAATCGGTGTGCCGGCCCGTGCATTATCCATGAGGCTATTATCAGCATAACGAACGGCAATATTGCCACTGAGCATTGCAACACCTGGATCAACACCATCAATCTTACCGTCATCACGGATGGTTTCGATTTTCTCTAGATTATTACTGTAAGTCACAGAGGCCGAGGTCACATTGGCCAGAACTGTTCCACCTTGTTTGATTGAGCCTTGGAATTGTGAAAACCTGTTATATTCATACTCAATCTCGCTATCACTGATAGAGACCACTTGTGGTCTTTCACCCTGACCAATAAGTCCGACTGTGATTTGCGCTTCACCTGATCTGGCAAAATTAAAAGCCATGCTGTTTACACGCACACCTGTAAATAATGGATAATCAGGAATTTCAGGAAGACCTGTTTCAATAGCGATGCTTGGTAGTGTGATCGCACCTGACTTGAAGACATGGGTGTAGGGATCATCGCCTGTTGTGGTTGGTGCATTTAATAATGCTTTGAGCCATAACCCAACATTGCGAAGATCAACGGGAACAACAATATCGCCGTCAACATTGATCACATCTTGAAATGGCGCAGTGGGATCACGTCCAAGACCAAGCACATTTGATTCAATCAACCCTTGTGATGAATCCAAATCACTGGATACAAAAGGGATCATGTGAAAATTAGCGGGTAGCGGTGGTGTTCCATATGTCGGTTCAAAACCTAATAGCATTCGGGCATTCCAGCCATAAGCACGGGACATGAGTTTGTTCTCCTTTATTGAAGTGGGTTAAGTGTTGAATATTCAAGTGTGACAGGCACAATCGCCGCTTTTATTGCGGCGGCACCTTCCACAGGTTCAATCATTTAGCCCATGTTGCAGGCATAAAAAAAGCCCCTGCAGGGCTTGTTCTCGTTTTGATATCATTATTATTCATCTGGCCAATATCTCAATATGAATTGCGGTATTTTGCCATTCCATTTCTCTGCTTGTTTTTTAAAACTTAAATGTTTCGGCATCTTCACTTGCGGAACAAGCCAAAACATCACAACGCTTGTGAGGCCACGACCAGTTCTTAATGTTCGATTGCTGGCTTTTCTAAAATTTCTCAGCTCACCCGTTTGGCGTTTATAGGATGGCTGCATATCTCTGCGATAAACAAACTGAAGTCTGATGCCACGTGCCTTTTCAAAATTACCTGGTGTGGTTTTCTTACCCATGATCCGCTTTGGGGCATTGGGTGTTGGAATGGCAAGCCAAAATCCATCTTTGGATTTAATGACTGTCCCTTGATCAAACCCCTCCATAATCTTGCTGGCGCGTGTGTAAACAACAGCCGCCGCACGCGTTGAAATCGTCCCCTTAGGATAAACAGCATCTCGCCATGTATTGGCAAGACGCTGTCCTAATCCAGCGGATAAAACCTGTCTCCGCATGTCCATTTTTAAACCATAGGAAGCATCAGAAACTGCGCGGGTCACGGCATATTCAGCGCGTCTATATTCATGTTTCATATGCTTTTTTAGATCACCTTGGAGAGCTGCCTTCAATCTCATATGTTTCGACTTTCATCACTAAATTATGCTGATCCATTATTGGCTCACCTTGGATTTGATAGTCACGATCATTTACATGGATTGTATTCATGACACGGCCTGTTGGGACATCACTCGCTTTGATATCAAACATATGGGTGGCGTTGTGAACACGTGTTTCAAAGACATCGATAATTTCATCAGGAAACCTTGAGATTACAGAGATGGAGAGTTCAAATCCGTCTTTGCATGTCACGATGGCTGGATCGGCAAAAACGCGAAATAAACTCTCCATGCTCTGTAAAGCTGTTGTACGAAACCTACTCATGAAGCATTCGCATTGCGGTCAGCCAAGACTTGTTCCCAAGCCTGATCACGAAGATCAGCAGAGATATTGGCTTCAAGCATAGTTTCAATAGCATCAACATTGGGCTTACCGCTTTTGCCGTAATCCTTTGATGGATCAAGCATTTCAATCACCTCGATAATATCTTCAAGCGATGGCGTGTTCTCTGATTTAGTCTCAGGTGTATCTTTTCCCGATAAACCGCCTGTGGCGGCGAAACCACGAGCGATTAAGCTGTTTGCCTCTTTTTTATCGAGGGTGACAGTTTGATTGGGTTTAATCAATTCACCATCAACGTGAAGTGTAATCAGTGCTGTTACTTGCATAGTGTTTCTCCTTATCGAACAGTTGCACAAAATGATGCGTTGGGACGGTATGGCACAAGAAGCGGTGCAGACTGCAACAGCAACCAGCGCACAGCAGGATCTTGTTCCAACCATGATTTTGAGAAATATCTCTGCGCCCGATAATTTGCAGCCTCATCCATGATTGATCCATAACAGCGTGTTCCCTCAAGTTGGGACGTGCTGGCAATCATGACTGTGTAATCAGGAAGCAATTTTTGAGTTTGATCCTGCTCATCAACATAACGATCATTGTAAATCCAAAAATCAAGAAGCGTTTCAAAGGACGCGTTGGGTCAAAGCGTCTTTTGTCTTTGGCGTATGCTGGCTTGAAGCTTTTGGTCATGTAGCCTTCATCATCGACCACTTGTCCTGCAACAAGGGGCGAGACAAACGGTGTTAGACGTGGTTTCGATTTATCAATGTCAAAGTGGATTTCTTCTGATTCCTCTGTTTGTTCAGACATGAAAAATGTATCCAGCAAGAATGAGCTGGGTCGGACTAGATTTTCGACCACGCGGGTCAAAACATGGGTGCTGAAAATATCAACGGACATGGGGTGTTCTCCTTATAAGATTAGATTGTGATGGTTGGTTAGATTAAGCGGACAGGTTTTGGCGTAGTGTAATATTGCGAAGTCTGAGTTCCGCAGATATGGATTGGATGGTATGGCCTGCGCCTAGTTTGAGAGCCTTGGTGTTAAACTCACCACTGAAATACACAACGGCTTGAGCATCTGCATTAGTGGCATCAATATCTTCGGCCAAAATAACATCTGGCACTTCCGATCCATTATTTGATGCTGATGCTGAGAGGGTGTATTTACCATCAGCGGTGATTTTACCAAGGACTGAACCTTTGATTAAATTTTGTCCTGATGCAATTGTAACCAATCGCTCTACGCGTGGGAATTCGCCTGCAAGTAAATTACAGGGTGTGTATTCACCATTATTGTTAAAACCTTCTGTACGATTCATGATTTTTACTCCTATTGTTTGATTTGAAATAAATTAAAAAAGAAAAATAAGGCTCATGCCTTACATGTTGGCGATGCGTTGGGCGACAGCATCAATGTCATCTTCTTGGTGTTCGCCCTCGGGCTTGATATCAGGGTTTTTGATGTTGGCCATTGCCGTTTCAAAATCACTCACCTGTGCTTTCACATCAGGTGAGGCGCAGGATAAAAGTTGAGAGGCTTCAATTGCGCTTAGCTCTGTTCCAAGTGCAATTTCCTGCGCTAGCTTTTCACGACCTTTGGCTTCCTCTGATCCGAGAATATCTTCAAATCGTTTCCTCTCGGTTGCTCGCGCACCCGCTTCAATTTGTGTGATTAATTCAGGGTGATTGGCTTTTAAGTCTTCAAGTGTCATGGGTGATTGCTCCTTTGTTGTTTGTGGGTTTGATACTAAAAGCCCCTCAATCTGAGGGGCTTTGGTTTGGGATAATTGGGTAATGAGTTGATCAAGTGATCCGATGCGATCAGCCATGCCTGCCATAATGGCTTGTTGACCAATCATCACATCGCCTCCGCCATAATCACTGAGGACACGAGATGCATCAATAGTGCGGTGGCGTGCGATTGACTGGATAAAAACATCGGCCATGGAATCAATGCGAGCCTGCAAACGGACTCGTCCTTCATCGCTTGAAACATCCAATCGTTTATGAGGGGATTGCGATGACACAATTTCGATGGCTTTGTCATTATCATTATTGGCACGATACATGCCCACCACACCGATTGATCCAAGAGCAGATGTTTCAGATACGACAATTTCATCCGCAGCAGAGGCAATCCAATATGCGCCCGATGCCGCGTCCCCTGATGCATAAGCAATAATCGGTTTTATACCCCGTGCCTCATAAATCATCGAGGATAATTCTGAAACGCCATTGACTTCACCACCGGGTGAATCAACATCCAAGATGATAGCTTTGATTTGAGGATTATCGAGTGCCGTTCTGAAATCTTTGGCAATTAACTCATAGCTGGTTGCACCGCTGATCGATGTAAAGATATTGGCATAGCGAAATAACGGACCAGTGATTGGCAAGATTGCCACTCCATCTCTTTCTGTGGCGTTGTAGCTATTCTGTAGCTCTTTGCCTAATCGACTTGCAACAGCCTGTGGCTGTTCATTTTCACGGGCGGCAATTGTTAGAATTGTCTGCATTGCCGTTTCGGTGATTGCCCATGGATCACCTGTTATTCGGTTCCACACTCTCATGCTCATCCTCCTTTTCTGGTTCGTTTGTATTTAAAATGCTATTCACATCATTAATGGTTAAACCCAATTCTTGAATCTTGGCCTTTTCTCGTGCGAGTTGTTCTAGCACTTCTTCCCAATCAAGCCCCTGCGCGGCGCATTCATCTTCCAAAGTTGATAAGCCAACTTGCATGCGAAGATGCGCTGCTTTCGCTTCCTTGACAGGATCAACCCATCCACGACCCGGACCAATCCATTTGACCCGTGTCCAAGCATGGCGTTTCTCGTAGAAATCAGGGGCTTCAATAATGCCTTTGTTGATGGCTTCCTCGAGCCAGAGTTCATAAACAGGTTTTGCCCAATAGGTTGAAAGCCATTGACGCTTTGCCGAGAAATACCGCCATGCTTCCAAAAGTGCGGCACGCGCCGAAGAATAATTCGTCTTCGAAAAATCCTTCATCAGCAATTCAAAGGGAATATTCAAACCAGCACCAATATGACGCAGAATGTTTTCGACAAACATGCCGTATCCACTATTGGGACGACTTGGTGTAAATGGCGCAACCTTATCACCTGGGAACATCGGAATAATTGAACCGCCTTGGAGTTTGATGTCCCACTCATTCCGCGCATTGAGATAATCATCACCTGATCCGCCAAAGACTTCAGCAATTGATTCACCATCCATCGGTGTTTCAACAAAAGCGGCAATCATTGCGTTTACAACGGCGGCTTGAAGTTCTGATCGCTCATAATGATCCAACATTTTAAACATCGGCATGATACTGGTTAAAATGGGTTTGCCTCGGTTTTGACCTGTGCGTTCTTTATCATGCACATGAATCACACGCCGCCGCCCAAATTGAGTATGGGTTGGAATGCGCTCCCAATTATATAATTCTAAACTCATGCCGAGCATCGCATCACCAGGGTGGCTTTTGCGGATATGATAGGCTGTGGGCGCACCATAAGCATCAATCTCAATCCCGGCACGCAGATTTTTACTATCTTGTTTGCCTGATGGATTTGAGAGACGATCTGGTTCAACCAGCTGAATAGCCGTTGCGTATTTTGTATCAGGTCGATCCAGCCATAAAGGCAAAGCCAGCGATTCTCCATTAATCAAACTTGATCTAAATATCAACGCCGTCATACCAGCGAAGGTTAAACTTTGCGCGGCATCACAATGCGTGCTTTCTGCCCATGATCGCCATTCGGATTCAACATGGTTCGCCCATTCATCAGCCCATTCCTTATCTCGACCAAGGGCTTTGTAGTCAGGCGTTGCTGATAGTCGCAATCCTGTGCCGACCACATTATCTGTCAGGGTTTGCATGGCTCCTGCAGCAACACCGTGATTACGGCTGAGGTCTCGTGAGCGTGACACCAAAGTCGGCAATTCGCCAAGTAAATCACTATCAGCCGATCCAATCAGTGGAAGCCAGCTGGATAATTCACGAGAGCGATAAGATGCAGCGCGGTGCGCTGTATCATCAGCCTTCATTGGTTGACCAGATGAATCAAGTATTTGAACCATAAAAATTTAACCTTAAAACCGTGTTCTGATAATAGCGCGGCGTGATGTGCCTTTTTTACGAGCGACCTCACATTCCATCTCATGGATGTATTTTTCTAATCGCTCGATATTAGCCTCAGAATATGTGGTTGCCCCATAGCCATGCATGTTGACGCTAACCTCTTGTGTTCCAGTCAATAAACGATGGCGTGCTTCTTTGGCTTGAACCAAGCGTGATTCAAGTTCCAGTAATGTTTCTGTCATTTTGAGTGTTCCAATAAAAAACCGCCTCAAAGGGCGGCTT